TTGCTGATGATTTGACACCTAATGTAGAAATGATGGAAGATGGTTCTGCTCTTATTGGAGAGCAAGAACAAACTTTAGCTGCATCATTTGATATGAATTTGGCAGAAGTATTAGATGAAGATGCTCTTGGTCTTATATCTAGTGAACTGCGTCAAGCTTTTGAAGATGATAAAGCATCTCGAAAAGATTGGGAAGAAACATATAAAAAAGGATTAGATCTTTTAGGATTTAAATATCAAGAACGCACTATGCCTTTTGCAGGTGCAAGTTCAGTGACACATCCAATGTTGTCCGAAGCTGTTACACAATTTCAAGCGCAAGCTTATAAAGAATTATTACCTAGTGGTGGTCCTGTTAATACACAGATATTAGGAAACACATCACCACAAAAAGAGGAACAAGCTCAACGTATCAAAGATTACATGAATTATCAAATTACGTATGAGATGGAAGAATATGATCCTGACATGGATTCACTATTATTTTATTTACCATTATCAGGTTCAGCATTTAAAAAAGTTTATTATGATGAAGGACTAGCAAGAGCTGTATCAAAATTTATTCCAAGTGATGATCTATATGTACCTTATCAAACAACAGACTTTCCTTCATGTGAAAGAGTTACACATGTTATTAGACGAACACAAAACGAAGTAAGAAAATTACAAGTAGCTGGAATGTACAGAGATGTAGATTTATCGGTTTACAACAATGAAACAGGATTACAAGAGCGAGAAAGTAGAATCTCGGGTGTGCGAAAAAGTTATAATGATGAGGACTATCAGTTGCTAGAAATGCATGTTGATTTAAACATTGAAGGCATAGATAGTGACGACGGCATTAAAGTTCCGTACATTGTAACAATTGATGAAGGTTCTTCTAATGTTTTATCTATTTATAGGAATTATGAAGAACAGGATGCACAAAGAAAAAAGAGACAATATTTTGTCCACTATAAGTTTTTACCTGGTTTTAGTTTTTATGGCTTTGGGCTTATCCACATGCTCGGGGGTCTCTCCCGAACTGCCACAGCAGCACTTAGACAACTTCTTGATGCAGGTACACTGTCCAATCTCCCTGCAGGTTTTAAAGCTAGAGGGTTGCGAGTTAAAGACGACGATAATCCACTCCAACCAGGCGAGTTCAGGGATGTAGATGCTCCTGGCGGTAGTTTAAGGGAAGGATTATTACCTTTACCTTATAAAGAACCGAGCCAAACATTATTTCAATTATTAGGTTTTTGTGTAGAAGCAGGATCACGCTTTGCAGCAATAGCTGATCAAAAAGTGGGCGAAGCGGCACAAGCAGGAGCACCAGTTGGTACAACTATGGCGTTAATGGAACGTGGTGCGAGAGTCATGAGTGCTATTCATAAAAGATTGCACTATGCACAAAAAATAGAATTTAAATTATTAGCAAGAATATTTTCTGAATCATTAGGACCAAGGTATCCTTATGAGTTAGGTAATGATCAAATACAAGGTTTAAAACAATCTGACTTTACAAGTGATATTGATATTATTCCTGTATCTGATCCAAATATATTCTCTATGTCTCAACGTGTGACGTTGGCACAAACACAATTACAATTAGCTCAAGCCGATCCTGGTGCACACAACATGTATGAAGCATATAGAAGAATGTATCAAGCACTTGGAGTAAAAGATATTGATGTATTATTACCTGTTCCATCAGAACCACAGCCAATGGATCCTGGATTAGAAAATGCATCATCTCTTAAAGGTCAAGGATTAACAGCTTTTAGAGGACAAAATCAATTAGCTCACGTTGATGCACACAGAGCATTTATGTCATCCATGTTGGTTAAAAATAATCCTCAAGTTATGGCTATTTTACAAGCACACATCATGGATCATGTAAGTATTCAAGCTAGAGAAGAAGTAGAGGAAGAAAGTAGACCAGAAATAGAACAAGTTGCTGCTCAATACGGTGGTCAAGTACCAGAAGAATTACAATTACAGATGCAACAACAAATCGAAAGTCAAGTTGCAGAAAAAATTGCTGAAATGATAGACGAAATGTTAGTAGAAGAGGCAGAAGTATTACAAGAAATGGGTGAAGATCCTCTTGTTGGACTAAAACAACAAGAAATTAATTTAAGAGCTCAAGATTTACAGAGAAAATCTATGGTTGATGAGGCAAAAATAGGTATTGATGAACAAAAATTACGTCAAGATGCTCAAATTGCTCAAGATCGAATTGATTCACAAGAAGATATTGCTCAATTACGTGCAAATGTTAATCTAACTAAACAAAAAGAGATAGAGAAAAGTAAAAAAAGACCAAGAACAGTTGACGTAAACAAAAATATCAGGTTTGATAACTAAATGACAGAAGCAGAAGCAAAATTACAAAGTTATTTTGAGCAACTCATGGTGTTCGTAGAAAATACTTCCAAAAGTAGTGAAGATAGTATACTTTTAGCGGGTGCTATGATGAGTGTTTCACGTATTCTTTACTATGATAATTTAAATAAAGAACAAGCAAAACATATTATGGAACAAAACACGTTTGATTTTGTAGAATTAATCAAACCAACAATACACTGAGGTAAATATGGTAAAATATTATAATGGAAAACTTTATCCAAATGCAAAAATGACTTCTTTTCCAAAGAAATATCCTAATGCTAACAAAACTTCTGTTGATTCTACTGCTTCAATAGCAGCAGTTGGACCAACAGTTATTGATAACAAAGGTAGTGGACCAAAAGGACAAACAAGTAAAATGCAGATTAAAAAAGTGCCTTTCAAAGGCGTTTTTTAATCATCTATTTGCAAAAATAGAAAAATAGGGTAGATTAAGCGCTTTAAAAAGGAGGTTTTATGAACCTATTAAAAGATCTATGGGGCCACATTAAAGAGTGGTCGGAATGGAAAATGAAGGACTGGATCAAGGCCGCTATTGTAGCGATCATTGTTATTTGGATAATTAGCTGGATGACAGGCGGAGCTGTATAATGGCACTAGGGCTACTATCAGGTTTATTGGGCGGTAAAGATGGCGCTTTAAAACAAGTAGCTTCTGTGATCGATTCAATCCATACCTCAGAAGAAGAGAAATTAGATAAAAAGATTTTAATGCAACGTGTCCAACAAAAACTCGCTGAGAAGCAGTTGGATGTCAATGCAAAGGAGGCAGGTCACCGCTCAGTTTTTGTGAGCGGTTGGCGCCCCGCTATCGGATGGGTGGGAGCCTTTGCCTTAATGTTCGAATTCATTCTATCCCCCTGCATAGAATGGTATAGTAAATTTGCAGGATTAAATTTAACAGCTCCTGAAATTCAGACTGGCCCTTTACTAGCAATTGTCACTTCAATGCTCGGTGTAGCGGGAATGAGAAGTTTCGAGAAGGCGAAAGGATTAACAAAATGAGCACAGTAAAAAGTGTAACGGAAAGATTAGAGAAAATTAAAGCAATGCTATCAGATGGAGTATTTAAAAATAATCCTAGAAAAGCAGAAACATTTTATAAAAGGTTGCAAAAACAATTTAATGAGCTGCCTAGTGACGACAAAAAAAATCTTCAAAAAAGGGTAAGCAGCACTATAGCAAGACTTGAAGCTCAAAAAGAAAAACCAAAAGGACCTAATATTGCTAATAGAGCAATGGGAGGAAGCATGGGCGGTGGAATGAATCCAATGGGACGTTCAAAAGATCCAACTGTTGAAAGCATTGTTGGTTATAATCCTAATAGACCAAACAGAATGAAAAAAGGTGGTTTTCCTGACATGACAGGTGATGGTAAAGTAACTAAAGCTGATATATTAAAAGGCCGAGGTGTTTTTAAAAAAGGCGGCATGGCAAAAGGTTCTAGAGAAGGATCTATTATTAATACAAGAACAGCTTTTAAAAAAGGTGGAGCAATTAAAAGACGTGGTGGCGGAATAGCTAAACGTGGAATGGGAATTGCGAAATGACCGAGAAATCAATAGGACCCGCAGGAGCCTCTACTGTTGCACAAACAAAAGAAGATATAGCTAGAAAAATAGCTGATCGTCATCCCGAAGTGAGTAAAAAAAAACTTATGTTATTATCACTGGCAGCATTAAGAAGAATTCTTCTTTCTGGTAAAATTGAAAAAAAGTCTCCTTTGCTAGGTGGTAAATTAGCGGAAAAAAACAAATCTGCTAAAATTACAACACGCAGAGGTGGTGGAATTGCTAAACGTGGGTTTGGAATAGCGAAGTAATGGCAATACCTAAAGGACCAGGAATGGGCGTTAGACAACGTACAGCTAATGCAGCAAACTTGAAAAGAAACATTGCACGAAAACCTATTGGCGATCCAACTGGTCAAGGATTAAAAGGTAAAACTTTAACAGGAGGAGCAATGCAAATAAAAAGAAATGTAGGTAATAAAATAATGGCTGCTAAAAAAGGCGGTTCTACTGTTAATAAAGCAGGAAACTATACTAAACCTGGATTACGTAAACAAATATTTAATCGTATAAAATCACAAGCTTCTCATGGAACTGGCGCTGGTCAATGGTCCGCGAGAAAAGCACAAGCAATGGCAAAAGCTTATAAAAAAGCAGGTGGCGGATATAAATCATAATGGCACTTGCTAAATCACAACGCAGTTTAAAAGCATGGGGCGATCAAAAGTGGCGAACTAAATCTGGTAAGCCATCAAGTAAAACAGGAGAAAGATATTTACCCAGCGCAGCAATTAAAAGTTTATCTCCACAAGAATATGCGGCTACAACAAAAGCAAAAAGAAAAGCAAAAAAAGCAGGAAAACAAGTTGCTAAACAACCTAAAAATATTGCTAAAAAAACAAAAGCTTTTAGAAAGTTTGCCTGATGCCTTTTAGATCTAAAAAACAAAGAGCATATCTTTATGCAAATAAACCTGAAATGGCAAAAAAATGGGCTTCTGAACATGGAAATAAGATTGTAAAAAAGAATTCAGGAGGGTATATAGAGGT